AGCCGCCGGTGTAGTGCCAGGATCAGCCGCCGGTGTAGTGCCAGGATCAGCCGCCGGTGTAGTGCCAGGAGCGGCAGGAACACCTGTACCGGCTGGATCATCCCAAGATGATTTAGCATCTTTGTATCCTTGTTTAGCATCTTTCCAAGCAGCTTTTACACCACCTACAACATTTCCAGCGGCCTTCCCTAAAAATGACCCAATACCTTCGTCTAGGTCAGTTTGTTCGCTAATTAGTTCATTGATCTTCATGTAGGTAATTCCTGTTATCTTTTTAAGTATGCTAACACTTGTTTTTGTTCTTCTGGACCAAGTGCTTTAATTTTGTCCATTAAGTCTTTAATATTTACCGGACCGGCAGCAGGATTGTCCAATGTTGGTTCAACTTTGCCTGCCGGTTCTGGCAATGACATATCTGCGTAGGCTTTGGAAATTACAGCAGGATCTACACCTGCACTTTGTAATATTTTAGCAACTTCTTCGCTGTCCGTTGGACTGCCTGCTTTTTCCCAAGCCTTTTGTAATTTGCTAGCATCTACCTTGTTGCCCGTGATGCCAAATAATTCGTTGAGTTGTGCTATATTTAAAGATTCTTTTACTGGGGCAGTCGCAGTTGGTTTTTCTTTTGCACCGGCTACTGCTTGTCCGGTTATGGCAGATAAAACCGGACTTAACACTGATAATGCAGATGATACAGCGTTTGCGGCTGCGCCTATTGCTCCTGGTTTGATTACTTGATTGGCTGCGGCAGCTACTGCTTTTTGGTATTCCGGATCCGATGCTCGTGATAGAATGTCAGCAAGTACACCCGCCTGTCTAGCAGAGTTAGCATCCATAGTTGCACCTAGATTACGCATAGCGTCTGCACCACCACTCAGCAAATTACTAGTTGCTTTCATTGAGGCTTGTACAGATGCGCTGTATTTGGCAGCATCTTCTGGGTTCAACATCACTGTTGTGCCATTGATTTCAAGAGATGCAACTCGTTTAATTGTCTTAACAGCCCCTAAAGTATCAAGCATGTCTTTAGCTTTTGAAATACCTGCCGCTGTTAATCCAGCAACTGCTCCTGCGGTTGCTCCACGTCCAATAGCCGTTGACGCTTTTTGTCCTTGTAGTAAACGGTCAGCGATGTTGACAATACCTACTGCAATACCAGTTCCTGTGCCTACTGCTAGTGCTCCTGCACCAACTCCACCTGCTACTGCAACACCTAAGGCTGCGGCTGCAGAACCTGCAATGGCTAACAAGAATTTATGTAAGTTAGGATTGTTCTTTGCAAACTCTCCGTATTTGGCCAATTGAGCAGCTAGTTTAGGATTCTTAGCACCTATTTTAGATTTGAGATCTTCCCATTTCTGATCAAATGCTTGAACCGGACCGCTACTTTGTAGCATACCGCCAAACTTATTAAACCATACATCGCTAACTTTATCTTTAGCACCCTTAACTATGTCACCTGCTTTACCAAGAGCACTACGGCCAGCACCTGTTTCTATGCTTTTAAAGAGTTGTTGAATTTGATCGGGTTGTAATGCAACTTCACAGAGTACAGGGTGGATATCCCTTTCCCAGGTACGGAAGTATTGATCTCCTTGACCTATGCTTTCAAATATAGATTGTTTAGGAGAATTTTCAATTCTATCTAAGGTACTAAGAAGTGTCGATAATTGCATTATTATTCCGGAATATGATTTGTTATTTATAATGAGCTGACGCTCATTTGCTCTTTCGTTAACACTCAGAGCACATACTTCGTCGAAGACGAAATAATATTATTCAGATTGTTCAGTCACACTTTGCCCGAGCAGGGCAAAGAAACATTATTCGAGTTGAACATATGTCACTTAGTGTTACTGCATTACAGTGGCGGTTGGCCTGTACCACGAGCAGTGTCTTATTCCAGCGGCGGTAAACAAATATACACTAACATACTTGCTTACGTAGGGCGTCTCTAGCCCTTCATTTTGCCTAAATTCTTGTTTCAAATAACCAAACCGCGGCGAATTTGCGATCCTCGTCCTGTAAAGGATGGTGGTTAAGTGCTTGCTTCAGCGGCAAGACTGCGGATTCCTGCGACACAATGTCCAGGTTTCTTCTGTTCGGCACACGATATTAGCCTGTGCGAGCTTAAACTGAATTAAGTTTTGGGTTTAATGTGAGAGCCATGGACACGGACTTGGATATGTCCGTTATAGTATTCATCGGATTCTAATACTTTGCGGTCGAATTGTTCTCGGGCCTCAATGTAAGATGTTTCTGCTTTAGATTTACAATAGTATAGTATTTCGCGAGAGAAATTTTCTTTGCCTAGGGTGTTGATATCTGCTGTTAAATTAGGACTGGACCCGTAATACTCCTGCCAGTCGCTGTCGATTTTGCTTCGAATCTTCTTTTTCTTCTTGGTGCCGTTCTTTAACTTTATAGTCTTGTAGGTCGTTTTACTAAATTTTGCTAACTTCTTGCCAATATATTGGCGCCCGGTGATTAAGTTGGTTATGCAATAAACATAACCAACGCAGTCCTCGGGTAATTCATTTACAACTTGTCCTTGATAAGTCCAAGTCATTGATTATTTTGTTGCCTTAGCTTCCTTGCGAGCATTCTTTTCTTCTGTGATTTCATTGCGTCTTGCTTTTACTAGCTTACTTAACTCTGCTAGAGCTTTGCGGCTGCGAGTTCCGGCTGCGCTGTTACCACCTGTGAATTTTGAATCCTCTGCTAAGAATGCTTCAAATTGATTTTTTAGTTGTTCTACTGTGCTTGACATTTTTCTTTTCCTCTTTTTTAAGTTTTCGTTCTAGCTTTATGTTTGCTAAATTTTCTTTACATACTAATTGACTTTGTTTTTTTAATTGCTTTGCCAGCAATTCAACGTCTCGAAGATGTTTCCTACATATATACCCAGGAGTCCTGCCCGTAGTCCTTACAAAAATCAAATTTTGATTATGTAATTCTGCAAAGGCACTGACTAACTGTGAATATAAATCCTTATACTTGTTTATCTCTTCATTCAACATAGTCTACATCGTTTGAGTAACTGGTAAAACCGTTCTCTTTAATAACTCGGAGTACGTTGTTTACACGACCTACAAGTTCATCTTTGTGCGATATTAAGTATATATTCTTATTGCGCTCCCTGGCCATCTTTTTTAGGACAGCTAGGGCACTTTCTACTCCGGCAGCATCCATTCCGGCATCTACAAGCTCATCAATAAACAATAAATTAATACTTTGATATAATCCTTCCCATACATCTCGGAAGGCAAAGCTCATACTTAGGATTAATCTGTTGCGTTCACCGCGACTCAGATTATCAAAATCAAGATCTTGTCCTAGTTGAGTAATCTCAACATTGAGATCATTTTGGAAAACTACTCTATGCGGAAGTCCTAGCTTGTCAATATAGTAGCTCAGTCGCTTGTTTAAATAGCTCAAGTTTTGATCAATAATCTTTTTACGAATAAACGAATCTTTGTTAGTTAGCAACTTGTGTAAAAACTCTTGGTGATCTTTTAACTTAGTTAATGTGTTAACTTCTTCCCAGTTGATTTCTTGAATAGCAGTATGGTTTAATTCTTCAATCTGTTCTTCGTACGGATTTTGTTCATCAATTTTAGCAGTTAAACTCTTTTCTAAACCATCTAAGTTGTTCTTATGTCCTAATGCTTCGGCTTCTGTATCATAGAATGTCTGTGGTTTATGAGGTAACGCACCAATAGCGGCTACTTCTTCTACAATTTTACTAAGACTATTACTAACTTTTTCAAAGTACTCAGCTGATTCTAACAAATGCTTGTTAGCGGTAGCAGACATTTCTTCGTGTTTGTGGTCATGTAGCTCTTGTTCGCAGGCATGACACTTTTTATCAGCTAGACTTTCAAGGTCTTTGCTGTATTTCTTAACAGTTTTTTCAGCTTGACCCAGCGCTGACTCTAATGTAGCTTTTTGTTTGTTAAGGTTTTTAATCTTAAGATCGTTCTCGGCCCAAGTCTTTACTTGTAAGTGTGCCGCAAGCTCAGACTCAATGTCAACATTCTCGAGTCGCATCATAGCACGACCTAAGTTCTCAATGTCTGTTTCTTTCTTACTTGCCCAAGCTGAACTTTTAATTTTTAAACTATCAATACTTTTCTGTACATTACCGTTGGCAGTCTTAATTGCTTCAATCCTAACAGTTTCAATTTGAATAGAATCTTTACTTTCTTTGATCTGCAATTTTAATGCTTCTGCCTTCTCACTTAATAGTGTAATACCCAACAGTTGTTCAATGACTTCACGCTGTTCTGCTGCCTTCATACTCAGGAACGGCTCTGTATAAGTGTTAAGAGCTACTAAATGTTTGAACATTGTATGAGTCATCTCTAACATCTGTTCAATAGCTTTCTGTGTTTCACGACTATCGCCCTGAGCTTCGTCTTCTTTTTCTTCTGCTTTTAATTCTTGATCATTAACATACAATTTAAGAATATTAGGTTTGCGGCCTCGCTCGATGCGATAATTAACGCCGTTCTTCTCAAACTCAACAGTGACCAACATAGCTTTGCCGTTGGTTTTATTGATTAGATTCTCTTTTTTGATGTTAGTTAGAGCCTGTCCGTACAATGCATAGCTCAATGCATTGATCATAGTAGTCTTACCTGTGCCGTTGCGCGACCCTGTATCATCCCCACCTAGGTCTAGGTTAGATCCTAGTACCAATGTAAGGTGTTCTTTGTCAAAGTCTACAGCCTGAGTTTGATTTCCTACTGAAAGAAAATTCTTCACAGTGATATTACGTATTTTAAAACTCATAGATTATTATAAATGTCTAGTAAAATCTTCTTATCAAACTGTTCAGATTCGATATTGATCAGTTGCTCAGATACAATTTGATCAACGCTTTCAAACTGTTGATCGGGATTGTCATCAATTGTACCATCTAAATTAGTTTTATCTTGAATAAGACTGATTTCTCGAATGTCATACTCGTTGGTAAATGTTTCTTTAATGAAGTTTGCTTCTTCATAGCTAATATCAATGTCGAGATTAACTTTAAAGTGCATTTTAGACTTCATGATTTCATCTTTGCGATCTAACAAGTCGCTGAGTTTAATGATTCTAAACTTAGGACAGTTATCCCAATTGCGATATTCCGGTACTCCGCCCCATTCTAAGATCATCATGCCTCGTTCATCATCCCAGTTATCTGCAAAGTTATGTGGAAATGCATTGCCTATGTAATGCACATTGGCTTGGCTTTGTCTTTTATGGAAATGACCGCTGAATACATACTCAGGTTTACCAAAGTCTTCTGCTCTAAGCTCACCGTGATCGGGCATCTGCACCATAGCATTCATATAGAACAGCGGTAATTCAAAATGTCCAAATACATATTTGCTGGTCAGTTGTTTCATAGCCTTCCATTCATCACCAACTAACCACGGTACAAGGGTGACTTCGCCTAGCGTGGTGACAGAGTCTACGACAGTTACGCCTGGGATGTGGCGTCCGAACGCACTACTATGGATGTCTCGCTTGTCCTTGTAGAACAAATCGTGGTTACCTGGAAACCAGTAGAACTGTTCAAAAGCAGCACCTAGCTTTTCTAAACAGCGTAAACTGGTATCTAACGTAATTAAGTTAAGACTGTTACGGTTATGACTCCAGTCTCCGAGAAAGATTGCTGTTTCACAACCTTCCTTTTGGGCTTCTGCAATAAACCAGTCTACAAATTCTTCGCAGTCTTTAAGATGTGTTCCTGAATTTGACTTCAGTCCAAAGTGTATGTCTGTAAAACACGCTACCTTTTTAAATAAGGGCATTAATAATTCTCCTAGCTACGAGTTTAACAGACGTTTTGGAAAAAGTCAAGTTTCTGTTTCTTCGTTTTCTTCAACAAAATCGCCATCTTCACTCTTAGGCATACGGAAGTTTTTATACAACTCGGCCTGGCGAGCAGTTTCTTCTGCGTATTCTTGTTGGTTCTGTCTTGTAAGACTTGGAGTTAATCCATGTGATTCTAACATGTCATCACGGATGTTTTGATTTTTCTTTTCAATATTCAGCACTCGAGTAAAGCTGTTAGTCACTGCGGCTGTGTAATAGGCAAATGGATTTTCTGATTTACTTTCATCAAACTGTAGACCAATTTGACTTAATTGTAGAATAGCCTGCCCTCGCATTTCTTCAACATAGGTATAGCCACGCCAGTTGCTACGCTGTGCATAGCGTTCGGACAATTTAATATACATCTTGCCTAAGTTTTCAGTGATGCGTCCGTGATCTTTGCTGAACTTACCAGTGTCTAACGGACCTTTCCAGTGCGACTTTCCAACACAGATTAATTCATCTTGATCATTGAACTTCCAATGTTGATATGGAGGGAAGTTTACTTTCTCGTGAGCGTCTGCGGTTGTTTTGGTTGTCTTCTTACGACCCGGTGCCAGTGGAATATGATCAAATGTCATAATTCTAAATACAACATCTGTTTTAGCAATAGTTTTATAGTCAGCTGTGCATTCAATTAGTTTAACTTTCTTGTCACCTGTGGCCCTAGCAGCCGCAAATTTAGCCAAACCTAATCTTTTAGCCTTGGCACGTTTGGCATCTGCAACGGTTCTAATATTAATTTTATCCAAATTAGTTAGAATTATGTCATGTTGCATAAACTCGGGTTGCTCATAACTTGAGAATGAACTCTTGCTACGATGAATTTCTGCTAATAAATCTCTGTTGTTTAGGTATTTTACTTTTCTTCCTGTGGGAATTAAACTTACGGTCATTGTTATTATTATCCTTGTAAGACATTATAGCATTGTAGAAATGGTAATGTCAACCATTATAAGAGCGTTTTATTTATTGGTTAAATATACTATACGAGGAATTATAGAATGCCTATTGAATACGATCAACTTGGAAATATTGAAGGTGCTGTACCTGGTACTGACATATACGGTAATCCAACAGGTTCTGAAGAAACAGCACCAATTGGAGAACGAATCGTCCCAGGAGTGCCACCCGGTGCAGAACCGGAATCTCCTGAACCTCCTCAAACTACTTTTCGAGATATCAAAGGCGAATTAACAAAAGTTGATATGCGAGTTAGAATATTAGTTCCTCCAAAATATATCACCAAATTCCTTGGAGGCCCAGCAGGGGCAATTACTAGGAATGGTGGAATATTATTTCCTTATACACCAAGTGTTAGTTATGAAGCTAAAGCTGAATATGCCGAAGCAAAACCTTTACATTCTAATTTCTCTATTAACTTTTATCAAAGAAGTAGTATAGGTAATATTTCAATCAGTGGAAAATTTTCCGTAGAGAATACAGCCGATGCTGAAACGTATTTGTCAACAATGCATCTTTTAAAATCTTTGACAAGAATGCGTTTTGGACTAGACTCAGATGCAGGAGCGCCTCCCCCAGTTTGTAGATTATATGCCAATGGGGAAGCAATGTTACACAATGTTCCTGTAGCTATTACAAGTTATAGAATGGAACTGCCCGACGGTGTAGATTATTTTACAATTTTTGACAATCCAAATTTTGGCACAACTGCGGTTCCTGTAGTATCTACTATTGCAATCTCATGTATACCGATGTACAGCAGAAATGAAATGCAGAAATTCTCTGTTGCTGCCTACAACGATGGATCACTTAGAAGACAAGGATACATTTAATGACTACCTACACTAAAACAAGTCCTTATTATAATACATCGATGGTTAATAACTATCTTGATGTTATCAATTTTAGAGACATACCTAAAGAAAGAGATGATATCCTTTTTGAATTAACCGCTACCTACGAACATCGTCCTGATTTGTTGGCCTATGACTTGTACAAAGATCAAAGTCTATGGTGGGTATTTGCCGTTAGAAATAGATCAGTTATCAAAGACCCAGTGTTTGACATGGTAGCCGGCGTTAAAATTTATTTGCCTAAAGCATCAACCTTAAAAGGAGTTTTAGGTTAATATGAACGAACGGCAAATGGATAAGATAACTCGAGAGAAATATCCTTTTAATGAAGAAGCCAAGGCAGATCGAGACCTTACAAAAAGACAGGTAGTTCAAACGCCTGACACTAACATTCTAAATTCTTATAGATCTGTTACATATAATTTTACACTTGCAGGGTTGAAAAAAGATTATCTAAAAGATCCTAGAAAATATAGAGAAAGTGAATTAGATTTAGTTATTTTAAAATCAGGCGGTAAAGGCAATTCTATAATATCAGGGTCTGGACCAGCTGAGCAAGATGTGCGATTATCTCAACGTAATGATGATGCTGATCCTCGAGACCGCAAAGTACAAAGTGCTGCTCAAACTAATGTTGATGTGTCTAATAATAACACCAGCATGATTCAAGGATTTAATAATCGAAGTCCTGGTCGATTTGATATGTTTATTGAGAACGTGGAAATTGATACCTTAATGGCATTCACTGAAGGTAGCGGATCTACCCTGCCTACACAAGTTAAATTTGAAGTTATAGAACCCTACAGTGTTAACGGATTTATTGAAGCTATGCATGTTGCGGCTATTGCGGCGGGGTATCCTTCTTACCTACAGGCGAGTTTTGTTCTAAAGTTAGAATTTTGGGGATATCCTGACAAAGGTAATTTTTCTGAACCAGAAAAAATTCCCAAATCTGAAAGATATTTTCCTATAGGTCTAACAGGCATAGAGGTTGACATTACAGAACGCGGTACACGATATAAATGTACAGCAGTACCTTTTAACGAACGTGCCTTTGGCGAACCCAACGTTATCAAGAAACCTATACAAATGTCTGGCGAATACGTTTCTTCAATTCTCTTAGATTTAATTAAAAATATCAATGAGCAGGTTTCAAAATCTGACAAGGATGGAAAATCAGAATCTTTGGGCAACAAACACGATACCTATAGTATTAAATTTCCAAAATGGTCAGATGCCGAAGGTTGGACCGACGGAATTAATGAAATTGCTACTTCGAAATTATCTGAAATTTTAAAAGATAATGCTCTTTACAAAATGGTTGACCCTGCTACTGCTAACAAGCCCGATGCATATAAAAAACAAGGATCTAGTCAACCTACCCCTGCTCAACAATCTAAGGAACCAGAAGCAATTAAGTACACCCCGGGCAAGACAGTGGTCCAGTTTGCTGAGAATATGAATATTCACGAAGCAATAAGTTCAGTAATACGTGACAGTGAATATACTAGAAATATTTTAAAAGACGTAAAGAAGAGTATTGATCAATTTGGAATGATCAACTATTTCATGGTCAAAGTTGAAGTAACAAATTTAAATGTTATAAATGAAACAACTAAAAAACCATTTCAAAATTTTGAATATGTGGTAACACCTTATAAGGTCCACTATACACGAATTCCTACTTATGGCCAAGAACAAATTGATGATAGAAATTTAAAATCATTGAGTCTCCGCCAATACAATTATATCTACACAGGTAAAAATATCGATATTATAAATTTTAAATTAAATTTTAATACTTTATTCTTCGAAGCAGTTCCTGCCGCAATGGGAAATAGTGATACCCCTTCTGCAAAAACAGGAGCAGCCCCTGATAATGGAGTAGTTGTTAGGCAAAATGCAACTCCTACTGAGACTGTACAAAAACAACAAGTTCCAACGCCACCTACTAAAGTTGAAACTACTCCAGTGCAGTCTGAAGGCGGCAATGCTGGACAACCGTTAAATGATCCTTATGCAATTCTTGCTAAAAAAATGCACAGTGCTATCATTGATTCTAAAGCCAGTATGATCACTGGAGAAATTGAAATACTCGGAGATCCATTTTATCTGGCCACTGGAGGTGTTGGCAACTACGTATCCACTCCGGAAAGCCGAGGAAAGACCAAAGACGGCGAAGCTGATCACATATTCAGTGAAGTTCTTATTACTATAAATTTTCGTAATCCTATTGACATTAATCCTGATACAGGGATGATGATTTTTGATCCTGAATTAATTCCATTTAGTGGAGTCTACAAAGTTAATAAGGTAGGTAGTTCTTTTAAAGATGGCAATTTTAAACAACGTTTAGAAATTTTAAGAATACCTGGACAGATATTGGATCAAGATATTAAACCCAGTGATCCAGCTGATGCTAATTTTACTAGACCGGCACCCGGTAACCAAGTTGTTCCAGACGCTACCAGAGCAGAGAATCCTAGTCAACGATTAGATTCAAGTACTGCCTTAGAACAACTTGATAGAGGTTTGCCAAGTCCTGGCCTACCAGGTGAATTGAGTAACTTCACTGCGGCTACCGGTGGACTTGGCGGATCTACAGCCGGTATGTTAATGCAGACTCCTGGTAGAGTATTAAAGTCTGGGGCATTGGCAGCAGGTTCTTCTATAATAGGACAACCTTTGCCCACTGATATAGCTTCTAACATTAGATTAAATTCATCCGGACTAGGTGCTATAAATCAAACAGGTCTAGGATCTGCGGCACTAATAGCGTTAGCTTCCAATGTTATAACTGGTAACATTCCTGCACCTAGAGCAGTTGGCATAGTTGCTACAGCAATTGGTGGGCTAGCTATTTCATCCGTCCTTAATAAATCAAACAAAGGGTCTGGTATAGGAGAAGGTGCCACAGTTAAACTTCCAGGTGTTGCCTTAGATCCCACAGCATTAGATGTTAAGTTCGGTTCTACAATTGATCCAACTAGACTAGCTGACGGATCAGTTAACAGCATACTTGGCGGAACAAAAGAATTAGGCGCGGCTGCTGTTGGAATAGTCAGTAGCCTGGGAACTAAAATATCTCCCTTTGCCAAAGACATTGGCAGTAAGATTGCTGCCTTTGGTGGAAGTGCAGCTGATCCTCAAGCAATTGGCGCACAGGTAGGATTAGATGTTTCTCAACTATCAGGGTTAAGTGGACAATACCAAAGTAAAGCATTAAATCAAATTGCAAGTTTTGGAAACAATACACCTGAAGGTGTTAACCTTGCACAGGCTGCAGACGCTGGCGTTGTACTAGATTATATTTCTCCAAGCAAAATACAAAACATTCCTCCTACTACTCCTTATTCAACTGCACCTGCACCCGGAGTTGATATTGCGTATGTAAATGAAGTTGCTGCCAAAGGCGGTGCCACAGCAGTGGCAAACTTATACGGAGTTAGTAATGTTAAAGGTATATCGGGCAATTTATTGCCAGCAGGTGTAGTTGCATCTGCACTAGCTAGCATACCTACATCGCAGATTAATCCGTTCTCTAATATAACTGGGCAGTTTAATGCAGTAGACGTTAATTCTATAAAAGATAAAGCTGCCACTGCCCAATCTCAACTATCTGGACTAACTGGGTCTATTCCTATTCTAGATAAAAATTTAGTAGGATCAGTTAGTGCTAAATTTGGAAGTAGCGCATCTGCTAGTCCATTAAACAAATTAATCAACGGAACCTTTAACATAGGATAATATATGGGATTTGAAACAAGAAAACGTGCCCCTCTACCTTCACCGGGCCCCTTCCTTGCAGAAGTAACAAACCACCTTGATCCTACTTATATGGGAGGACTTGAAGTTGCGTTAATTAAGGGTATACCTAATTCTACAAAGCTTCAAGGTGAAACTTATGTAGTTCGTTACCTAAGTCCTTTTGCAGGCAATACTTCTATTAGGCACGAAGGAACTAACAGCAGTGACTTTAATGATGTTCAGAAAAGTTATGGTTTCTGGGCGGTACCACCAGATATTGGAACCACAGTTATGGTTATCTTCATTGACGGAGATCCTAATCAAGGTTATTGGATGGGCTGTGTCTCAGATGTATTCCAAAATCATATGGTGCCCGGTATTGCTGCCAGCAAACAAGTTGCAGTTACAGAAGAACAGCGTAGGAAATACGGCACAGATTATTTGCCAGTTGCAGAATTTCATAAAAGTTCTAAGAAGTTAGAAAATCCTAACGTAGAAAGATTTGCCAAACCAGTACATCCTTTTGCAGATAGATTAGTACAGCAGGGTTTATTGTTGGACACAGCTCGTGGAGTTACTTCTAGTAGTGCTAGACGAGAAGTACCTAGCGGAGTGTTTGGTATTAGCACCCCTGGACCACTTGATGATAGTGCCGGTGCCAAACGAGGTAAGTTGGGCTATGAAGGAAATACACAAGCACCAGTTAGTAGATTAGGCGGCAGTAGTTTTGTCATGGATGACGGAGATGTCAACGGACAAAATGAACTTGTTAGAATTAGAACAAGAACAGGGCATCAAATACTATTACACAACAGTCAAGATTTAATTTACATAGGTAACAGTAAAGGTACAACTTGGTTAGAAATGACTAGTATGGGTAAAATTGATATCTATGCCGCAGACAGCATTAGCATTCATACTGAAGCAGATTTTAATTTCCGTGCTGATCGAGATATTAACATAGAGGCAGGCCGCAACATCCATATGCGAGCAGGCAAGAACATGGAAACTAATATTGTAGGATACAATTATCTTGTAGTTGATGGAGATCAAAAAATCTCCGTTAGAGGATCACATAATGAAACTATTGGAGCATCTTCTAATATTACAGTGGCTACAGGCTATGATGTTGAAGCTGGCGCCAATATTAATTTCTCCGCAGAAGGAGCAGTAAGTCTTGCCTGTGAAGGTAATATTAATTTAGGTACAGCGGCAACACTTAATTTAGGTGCTAACGGCAATGTGCTAGTATCTGGATCTAACATACACTTAAATGGTCCATCAGCCGGAGCTCCTAATATTGCAACGTCTGCAGAACCTCCACCAGACTTACCGTTGTTTAGCCTACCAGATAAACAAGTTAGCTACGGCTGGAGTGATGGTAAGTTCTACAACACCGGAACTATTAAAACTATTATGCAACGTGTGCCAACACACGAACCTTGGCCGCAACACGAAAACGTTAATCCTACAAAATTTAGTCCTGCTGCTACAGACGTTACTTTGGCAGATAGAAGTGCGGCAGGTATCCCGCCAAATCCTGCTAGCGGCACACAAGAGCCTGCTAATCAACCTGAAGTTGTTCCTGGAACTTGTACTCCTGAATTTTCTAAAGATATTAACTCTAGTTCTGCGGCTCCAGGAATTGCGGCCCTCAAAGCA